CCCTTGGTCAGCGGTTGGTCTTGGCCGAGAGGCCGTTGTTGGTGTTGCGGCGCTCGTGCTGCAGGGAGCGGCGCTGCGTCGTCTTGAACAGCACGTCGCCGTCGAGCTGGACGACGATGGGCAGGTCGACGAACGCGCCGCCGCCGGCCGCGGCCGCGGTCCAGCCGCCGTAGCCGCCGGGGACGGACACGCGCGGGATCGTCGGCATTCCGGCAGTGGAGACCGCTCCGGCCATCGCCTGTGCGGCGGTCTCGGCGGTGCGGGTCCCGGCGGTGATGCCGTTGGCGAGGCCCTGGGTGATGAAGGCGCCGATCTCGTGGAACAGCTGAGACGGGCTGTGGATCTTCAGCTCGTGCTTGATCGCGCTCGCCATGCTCTTCGCGATCTTCTGCATCTGCTTGGCGATGTTCTTCTGCTGCGAGGCCAGGCCCTTGACGAGGCCCTTCGCGCTGTCGATGCCTGCCTTGTACATCGCGTCGGCGGTCGCCGCGCCGACCTTTCCGGCCGCGGTCTTGGCCTGCCCCTGCAGCTTGTTTATCTCGGCCACCTGGGCAGTGCTGCCGCCTGCGAGCGCGGCCGCGGTCGCCCCGCCCTGGTCGACCCCCGAGTCGGCGATCTGCTGGACCAGGTCCGCCCGCAGCCCCTTCTTGCGCAGGGCCACCAGTTCCGCGGCGAACTTCTTCGCCTTGGCGACCTGCTCGCGCATGTTCGCCACCACGTCCTGGCTGGTGAGCTCAACGGAGCCCTCCGGCAGGGCGGTGACGACGGAGACGTTCTGCAGGACGCTCGAGGCGACGTCGTCCCGGGTCTTCTTCCAGGACTTCTGCAGGTCGGCGAGGTTCTTGTTCGCGGCCTTCAGGCGGACCGCGATCCGGTCGCGCTGGTTGGCCAGCTTGACCAGCTCGGCGCCGTCCTTGCGGACCAGGGACTGCAGGTGCTTGTGCCCGGAGCTGCCGAACTCGCGGTAGAGCATGCCCGCAATCCGGTTCACCGCGGACCTCACGCGGGCTGTCGAGCCGGTGAGGCCCTGGACCAGGCCGGCGTTCACGTAGGCGCCGATCGCGGCGAACTTCCTCGAGGGACTGTTGATCTCCAGGGCCTCGGTGGCGGTGGTCACCATGCCCTGGGCGACCCCGCGCACGGCGTTGTGGGCCAGGTGCGCGTGGTCGTTGACGCCCTTGGCGATCCCCTCGGGGATGCCCATGCCCACGTGGTCGGCGAAGACCTTGGAGGGAGAGTTGATGCCCAGGAAGCTCTTCGCCGCGTCGAGAGCGCCTTTGGCCAGATCCTTCAGTGAGCCGAACAGGGCGCTGCCGGCGTTCTTCACGCCGCTGACGATGCCGTCGACGATGGCCTTGCCCACCGACAGGAACTTGCTGCCCCAGCCCTTCGCGGTGTCCCAGGCCGCGGACAGCTTGCTGGAGATCGCGTCCTTGACCAGGCTCATGGTGGTGGTGATGACGTGCCAGGCCCCGGTGATGGGCCCTGTCATGGCGCCCTTGATCGCTGCCCACCAGGACGAGGCGGTGCCGCGGATCCCGCTCCACGCCGAGCTCAGCCAGCCGGAGATCGTGCCCCAGATGGACTGCAGGAAGTGCCACAGCCCGACCATGGGCGCGACGATCACGGCCTTGATCACGGACCAGATGACGGACGCCGTCGCCTTGATGACGTTCCATGTGCCGCGCAGGAACCCGAGGATGAAGCCCCACACGGTCTTCGCGGCGGCCGTGATCTGCTTGTGGAAGTGGTTCCAGATCGCGATGAGGACGGCGATCGGGAACGCGAAGATCACCAGCAGCAGCGGCCACCACTTCTTGAAGAAGCCGGCGATCGCGTTCCACACGGTCACGGTGGCCTGCTGCAGCCAGTGCCAGCCGCGCACGATCGGGTCCGTCACCGTGTGCCAGGCGGACGCGAACCACGAACTGACCGAGCGCCAGGCGCTCTTCACGTGGTCGGTGATCGAGTGCCAGGCGCTCACCGTGCCGTCGCGGACCCAGTCCCAGGCGCCAGTCACGGCGTGGGCGACGTCGCCCGCGATCTGCTTGACGAAGCCCCACACGCTCTTCCAGTGCATCGCCAGCAGCACGATCGCGGCGATCAGCGCCATCACGCCGAGCACGATCCAGGTGACCGGGTTGACCGCGGCGGCGGCCGCCATCTCGTACAGCGCGGCCGTCAGCGCGGCCACGGCCAGGACCAGGACGACGCCGATCGTGATGGCCAGGGCCTTGGCGGCGTTGCGGTGCTTGGCCAGCCACCCCGCGCCTTCCGCAACGACGCCCATGATCTTCTGGAAGGCGGGCATCAGGAACTGGCCGATCTGGATGCCGAGGGCCTGCGCCGAGTCTTTGGCCTCGGCCATCTTCTGGTTGAAGTTCTTCTGGACGTCCGCCCAGCCCTCGACGCTCTTGCCGCCCTTTTTGACGTGCTCGTCGATGCCCGCGGTGTTCTTGATGAAGTCCTTCATGTGCGGGCCGGTCAGCTGCAGCGCGGCCTGCATCGATTTAGTTCCGCCGACCATCGTGGCGAGCGCGCCGACGTAGGTCTGCTGCGAGGGCGAGAGGTTCGCCAGTTCCTTCTGGAAAGCGGTGGTGTTCTTCGCCGCCTTCTGCAGGTGCTGGATGAGGACGGTCCCGGCGGGGCCCATCTTCTTCTGGATGGCGTCCGTCAGCATCGTCAGGGTGGACGCCAGGCCCCTCTTGCCGAGGTTCTGGCCCACCTTCACCGCGGACAGGCCGAGGTCCGTCATCTCCCGTGCGGCCTTGCCGGACGGGTTGGACAGCTGGCCGATCGTCTGGCGCAGATACGTTGCGGCGACGGCCGCCGGGGTGCCCTGCGCGGTCATCGTCGCCATCGCGCCGAGCACCTCGTTGAGGCGCACGTGCGCGGCCGCCGCCACAGGAAGGATGGTGCTCATGGACCCGGCGAGGGCCTCGAGGTTGGTCTTACCCTCGCCCTCCGTCGCGATCAACGCGTTCATGACCTCGGTGACGCCGCCCGCACCGGTCTTGTAGGCGTTCATCGCCGTGGTTGCGGCATCGGTCGTCGTGTTGAGGTCCGCCGCACCGACCTTCGCGCCCATGGCGGCGGTCTTCAGGACCTTCAGGGCGTCCGCGCCGTGGTAGCCCGCGGACTCCGTCATGTACAGGCCCTTGGTGAGCTCGTCCGTGGACTGCCCGACCTGCCCGGCCATGGACAGCACGCCCTGGCCGACCATGCCCATGTTCTTGGCGGTCTCGCCGGCGCCCGTGCGGACGCGGGTCATCTGGACCTGGAAGTCACCGGCCATCTTGACCGTGTGGATGGCCACCCCGGCGGCCGCGATGCCGATGCCGACGACGGCGGCCTTCGCCATCATCCCGGTGCGCTTGAACGCTCCGGCCCCGGCGGCGTCCGCGGTCGCCATCTCGGTCTCGACGCCCTTGATCGCGGTCTTGACACCCTTGTTGTGGCCCAGGAATTCGATGAAGACCGGAGGCAGTGCACCCAAGGGAGGTCACCCCCCTCGGGTTCTCGCTGTGGAGTTGTCAGACGCGGGTGGCGCGTTCCCAGTGGAGTTGCCAGACGGCGGCCATCTTCGGTTCGGCCTTGCGGATCCCGGGCCGGACGTAGGGGTATTTCGCTTCCTGGCGCTTCTTGTAGAGGTTGCGGACGCCGCCGCCGACGCCCACGCCGCCCTGGAAACCGCCGCCGGGCAGCGGCTTGGGTCTGCGGACGCCGCCCACGCCGCGCGTGAGCTTGCCGGTCAGCCGGCCCGGGCCACCGCCCTTGGTCACGTGGTGCGGGGACAGCCGCAGGTTCACGGTGGGCCCGGTGCGGGCGGACTTGCCGCGGTGGTCCCACCGCGGCCGCCCCCGCATCCCCGAGCGGATGGACTTCTTCGCCAGGGCCTGCGTCGCCTTCAGCGCGCGGACCGTGGCGACGTCGATCTGCCGGTCCATGCGGACCAGCGCGGCGCGCACTTCTTTGGTGCCGCGCACGACCACGGTGATGCCGTCAGCCACGGGACGCCTCCTCCTGCAGGTTCGCTTTCGCCTGCTCGACGGCGCCGTCCACGGCGAGGATCCAGTCGAGCCGCTGGGCCGGAAGGTCCATCCACGTGTTCGGCGGGCCCACTGTCTGGCACAGCTGCCAGTCCCGGTACGCCTCCATCGGCAGCTGATCGGGCGGGTAGTCGAATTTGCCCTCCAGTACCGCTCTCAGGCGGTAGAGGGCTCGGTAGGGGACGACGCCTCCGTGGACGGCGAGAAGTCGGGGCCGGAGTCGAGGGCGCCCTCGGCGCACAGCTTCTTCAGCTCGTCGTAGGCGCCGCCGGGGAGGTCCTGCAGGGCGTCGAGGGTGACCTCGGACCCATACGACCAGCCCGCCACGCGGGAGACGATGAGCCGGTCGTTGAGGTCGTCCATCAGGGTGATGGCGTCCTCGCCCATGACGGTGGCCATCTCGACGGCCTTCGCCTCGTCGATGTCCTCCATCGCCTTGACGCCCGTCTTCTTCGCGTCGGAGACGACGGAGGCGAACGCGGGGTTCTGGGCGAGGCGCATCTGAATGGCCCGCACCGGACGGCGCAGCCGCTCGGAGACGTCGGCGGGGTCGCGCAGGTCGGCCCAGCCCCCGTCGGGCAGCGGGTGGTGAGTGATGCTCATGAGGGTGTGGTCTTTCTACTTGTAGGTGTTCGCGGCGACCGCGTTCTGCAGCGTCGCCTTGATCGGGCTGTAGCCGCCCGACGCGCCGACATCGGCGGTGTTGCCGATCGCCTTGAAGGTGACGGGGAGCTCGATGTACTCCTTGCCGTAGGACGGCGTGCCCTCGGTGTAGGCGACCTGCGAACAGTGCAGCGTGAGGCCGTTCAGAGCCGCGCCGGCGCCCTGCGAGTACAGGACGTCGAAGGCCTGCGCCGTTCCGGCCTGGAAGATCGTGCGCTGGGCGCTGTCCTCCATGACGAGGGTGAGCTTGCCCTCGACGGACACGTCACCGGTCCAGATCCGGTACGGGTTCTGGGTGCCGGCCGAGCCGCGGATCACTGTCATGTTCCGCTTGATCGTCAGCTCGCCGTCCTGGACGAACGTGTTGGCACCCGCGATCTTGCAGGTGATGTTCCAGTTCGCGACCGGAGCCACCGCGGTGAAGCTCGGGGTCGGGGTCGTCGTGGTGGCATACGGCCAGGTCTGGGCCTTCGCGGACCACTCGAACAGGCCGTCGGCGTTCCACTTGAACCCGAGCTCGGAGAACTGGGCGCCCGGGTACTGCCAGGTGCCGAGCGGGTCGAAGATCGTCCACGTCTGCGGGGTGGGCTGAGTGTCGCCCGTGCACAGGGTGCTGAAGGCGTGGGAGAACGGCGCGCTGGCACCGGTCGTGACCAGGTCGGGCAGCACGCTCGCGAGCAGCCAGCCGATTCCGTCGGCGAACACGTCGCCAGCGAGGTCCAGCTCCGCACCCTTCTGGCCCGCGTACTGGCCGAAGTTGTCCACGGGCGCACCGCGCTGGCCGACGTCCTCGATCAGGTTGATGTCGTCCTTCGGCGTGAGCGTCTTGTACGGCACCCACTTGGTGGCGGCGACCGGAGTGCCGGGCGTGACCTCCTTGGCCACGCCGAGCACTGCGAGATGGGACGGCTTAGGCATCGCTACCCTGCTCCTTCTCCGGCGCCCGGCCGGCCTTCTTCACCTGGTTCTTTGCGGCGTCCCAGCAGCCGTCGCCCGGATCGCCGGGCAGGTCGTAGGTCTCGCCGGGCTGAGGGGCCAGGCCGAGCGTGGGGTAATACCGGCCTTCGTCGCCGGTGTAAGTGAGCTGCACGGTTCCCCTCACAGGGTCTTGAGGCAGTCGATGCCGATCTCGATGACGCACTGGCGGCCCTTGTGGTCCTCGGCCCAGCCGGAGGTGTGCTGCACCATGCCGGGCTTGCCGCGGTCGACCGCCCCGCCGAGCGACGGGTCGGAGCGGACGACGGCCACGACCAGGTCGGCGAGCTGGCGGGCGCGGGCGAACACTGCGGCGGGGTCGTCGCCGCCGCGGAACACGTCGACGGTCACCGTGATCGTGTAGTCCTCGCGCAACCAGTACGGCCCGCCGCTGCCGACGACGTTCTCGGGGTTGTACTGCTGGTGCACGTCGCCGATGTTGATGATCTCGTCGGGCTGGTAGGTACCCGGCTCGTCCAGACACACCAGGACGCCCTTGTCGAGGGCGAGCTGGGCCTGTACGCCTTCGAGGATCCAGGTACGGGCGGCGGGAATGGACGAGGCGGGGATGTTCCCGATGGGCGTGGTCATGCGATCCCCGGAGGCCTCTTGAAGGGCTGCCACAGCTCGAGCACGCGCTGTGGGAGGGCGAACCCGGTGGGTACGCCCATCGACTCGCCGTCGAGGGCGGCGCCGCCGAAGCGGGGCCGGCCGCCCTGCTGGGTGAGCTGGAACAGGTGGCGGATGAGCTCCAGGGCGCCGAGGCGGACCGTCCACGGGATCGCCCCGGAACGCCCGGCGGTGTAGACGACCTTGACGTTCTTGGTGCCGGTCGGGAAGTGCACGGCGCCGCCGGTGGCCCGGCGGGTGATCTGTCCGCGGTCGAGGTCGACGGTGTAGCCGTAGGCGTCCGTGGACGTGCCCAGCGGCTGCTCCGTGAGCACCCAGGTGGACGCGGCGACGTACTCGGTGACGGACTGGACGGCCGCCAGGGGCAGCCAGTCCAGGGTGATGGTCGGGGAGCCCCCGTCGTGCCACTCGGTGTGCTGCTCGGGCAGGAGCGGCCCGACGACATCTCGCGCCAGGTCCCCCGCGGCGAGGATGAAGCCCTGCAGCTCGGCATCCTGCGACGTGTCCGTCACGGGGATGTTGAGGTGGGCCTTGACTGCGGCGAGGTCGACGACCTGCTCGACGCCGAGCGGCCGCACCTGGAACTGGCCCTCGCTCGCGTAGCCGACGCCGGTGCCGGTGGCCGTCCACCGGTAGCGCCAGATGCCCGCCTGCGCGACGGCCGGGACGGCGGAGAGGTACTGGCCGCCGCCGCCGTTGGTGACGGCCGGGCTGGTGACGGTGCCGGTCGGGTCGGTGACCGTCAGGGCGACGGTCAGCGTGCCGGTGGCGGGGGCGCCCGTGTCGTCGAGCACGTTCTCGGACAGGCGCACGTCCTGCCCGGTGAAGTAGATCAGCGGCACAGCGCCCCCTCCTGTCAGGTCTGCTCGGGCGCCTTCGCGGCAGCGGTGTTGCGCTTGGCCGGGCGCTTGGGCGGGGCGGCCGGTTCGTCGCCCTCGATGGCTTTCCGGATGTCCCGCGCTGCGACGGCGGCCTGCGCGGCGGGTACGTCCTGGCCGTCCCCGGCGAGCTTCTCGGCCTGCTCCTCGAGCTTCTCGGCCTCGGCATCGAGCTCGCCGCGGACGCGGTCGATCTCCGCCCGCACCTCGCCGGTCTTATCGCGCCGCGACTCGCGCGGCCCGTTCTCGCAGATGGCCAGCTCCGCCCGGAGCCCTGCCAGTTCAGCGACGCGGTCATGCATCGCGTACTCCTCACTCGGGAAAGGGACCCGGCCCGCCGCACCCTCAGTCGGCGGGCCGGGAGCTGGTGGGCTCAGAAACCGGCCGGGGCGATCAGGCCGGTACCGGAGATGACCGAGATCGTCTCCGGGCGCCGGTCGGGCATGAATGCCGCGTAGTTGTAGACCTGCAGCCGCACCTGCAGCGTGTTGGACAGGACTTCCTGCAGCACGCGGGTGCGCATCGAGCCCTCCCACAGGTACAGGTCCGAGGTGCGGGCCGCGATGATGCGGTCCTCGTTGGTGCCGGCGCCCAGGTTGGCGGGGATGTTGCCGTCGGCGAGCAGCGGCATGTTGAGCACCCGTCCGACGGGGCCTTCGACGTCGCCGCCGGTCTGCAGGGCCAGCGGGTTGAACGGGTTGTTCGTCTCGGGGAGGATGAACGGCCGGTTCTGCGAGTCGAGCTGGGAGGCCATCCAGTACCAGCGCGACGGCGTGAGGAACGCGGCCGTCGCCATCATCTTGCGGTTCTTCGCGATCAGGGAGAGCGCCTGCATGAACGGCAGGTAGGTCTCCGGGAGCGTCGGCGTCGCGTCCGTGTACGTGACGGCGTTGATGCCGGATACGTTGAGGACGCCCTTGAGCTGGCCGGCCGAACCGGAGCCGTTGATGCACTGCAGGTCCAGGCGCATGTTGTAGTCGGCGATCAGGTCAGCGAAGACGATCTCGTCGAATGCGGCGGGCGACTGGTCGAGCAGCTGGATCGCGATGTCCTGCTGGCCCGCGATCGTGCGCACGGGGGCGGTCACGAACGTGTCGGTCAGGTCCTGCGAGGTGACGGCTGCGGCGTCCGCGGTCTGCACGCCCGTTGCCGTGCCGGTCGCGATCTTCGGCACGTTGATGCTGTCGGTGCCGGTCGGCAGCGTCAGGTTGCGCACCGAGTTGGCGAACGTGCGGCCGAAGCGGGGCAGGTCGATGTACTCATCGATGAGCCACAGCGGCGGGACGAAGTTGCCGCCCTGCCCGTCGGTCCTGTTCGGGTTGACGCGCTTTTCGAAGACGCTGCCCCGGTCGATGCCGCGCAGCTCCTTCTCGGCACGCGCAGCCCGTCGCGCATCGCGCTTGGGCATCTCTACGTCGATCTCGCGTCCGTGCCGGGCCAGCCGCTCCCGGGCGGCCTCCACACCGCCGTCGCCGTCGCCGCGGCCCATGTTGCTGCGGATCAGGTCGAGGAAGTAGGAGTGCTTGTCGCCGCGCTGGTAGGTCGCGGGCTCGGACCGCACGCCCTCGCCAGGCTGCGACAGCTCGTAGCGCTTGGCCGTCTCGGCGGCCTTCTCGTCGGCGCGGGCCTGCTCGTCGAGCTCGGCGACCCGCGCGTCGATGCTGCGGATCTCCGTCTCGATCGCCTCGAACTTGCCGCGCTCCTCGTCATTGAGGTCGCGGCCTTCCTTGGTGGGCGTCTCCAGCAGCGCTTCGAGCTGAGTCTTCTGCTCGGCACGCCGCTTCTGGAGAGCCTGGATGAACGCCTTGGACATCGCTGCCCTCTCTGCTTGGTCGGGGTGGTGCGGGCGTGCCTGCGAAGCTCGGGTGGTGGCTCGGGTGACCGCCCAGGTGGTGCCCCGTGGTGGGGTCCGGCGTGGGCGGCCGGCGCGGCTCCGGCGCGGGCGGCAGGCGGTGTTACAGAGCCAGCGCGCGGGCGCGCGCGGCGTACAGACCGAGCGCGGCGGACGCCGGGGGCTCGGTGGTCTGGGGGAACTCGGCGGCCAGGCGGTCGAAGACCTCGCGCCGCTCGCCGGCCGTCAGCCGCTGCAGGTGCGCCTGGACGTCGCGGGAGTTGAGGGTGGCGCCGGCCGTGTTCGGGTTGGCGCCGTAGTTCACGATGCTGACGTCACCCTTGTTGAGGTTGACCTCGAGGATGTCGCGCTGGTCGTAGTCCGGCGACCACTGCTGGCGGGTGATCCAGAAACCGAAGGACATCTCGTCGACGTCGCCGCGGTCCATCGCCGAACGCAGGGCCTGCACGTGCGGGCTCGCCGGGTCCAGCTCCGCTTCCGTGTGCAGACCGGTGTCGTCCTCGGCCAGGCGCATCGTGCCCGACTTCGTGCGTGCCAGCGTCAGCCCGGCGTGATTGACGAGGAACGGCACGTCGGCGTTCTCAGCGAGAGTCTTCGTGAAGGCGCCCTGGCGCACGACCTCGGTGAAGCCGCCGAGCCAGTCCTCCATCTCGTATCCGACCTCGGTGATGCACGCGTAGCCGGTGAACGTCAGGGCGTCGCCGCCGGAGCCGTCAGGCTTGGCGCGCAGCTCGACGTCGCGGAACGGCAGCGCGCGGCGCTGCAGGTCGGTGGGCCGCTCGGCCCGAACGGAAAGGTCCATCACGGCTCCTTGTCGGGGGCGGGTGCGGGAGGCTCGGCGGTGGGCGGGGCACTGTCACCGGAGTGCGCGCTGTTGAGCGGGGCGTTGATGTCGTCGCCGCCCTCAACGGGCGCGAGGTTCTCCTTGGCGCGGATCTCGTTACGCGTGTACAGGCCTGCGGTGCGGGCCTGGACGTAGCCGGTGAAGCGGCCGGCGGTGTCGGTGCGCTCGAGGCTGGTCGTGTCGAAGATCGCGGACTGGCCGCGCGGCAGCATCGCCGTCCACGCGTCCTCGAACACGCCGAGGAAGTCATCCAGCGTCCACACGCGAAAGCCGATGGCCTGCTGCTCGATGCCGGTGCCCCAGCTGGTGGTGCGGTCGACCTGCCCAAGCATGTGCGGCGGCACCCCGTACAGCATCGCGACATCGAGGTTCTGCGCGGCTCGCGTGCCGAGGAACTGAGCGTCCTCCGGGGTGACACTGATCGACTTCCAGTCGGCGCCGCCGGACAGGACACCGATCGAATGCGCGTTGGGCATCCCGGAGTGGGAGGCCTCGAACGCGTCCTTCATATCCCTGGCGCGGGCCTTGTCGAGGTCGCCGGGCACCGTGACGACGCCCGTCATGTGGGCGCCCTTGCCGAAGAACTGGGCGCCGAACTTCTCGGCGGCCAGACCGAGGCCGATGGCCTGGCGGGCGTAGCTGACCGGGGACATCCCCTCCGCCGCGCCGGGCATGCACATCCCGGTCAGGTGCAGCATGTCGTTGGGGTTGTCGACCCTCTGCCGGTTCACCTCGTAGACGCGGCCGCCGTCGTCGTCCAGCTTGACCTTGACCTGGTCGGGGTGAAGGACGGCGATCCGGGACGGCCGATAGAGGTAATCGCGGGCGGTGACCATGCCGTAGCCGTTGCCGCGCAGCAGCGTGGACACAGCGAGCTGCTTGAAGCCGTTGCGGCGCGTCGGGAAGCGCGTGGATCCGGCGCCGCCGAACGGGTCGACGACGATCGTGGGCGCCGGAGTGGTCGGGACCTGGATGCCGTCGCGGGTGACCATCGCGTTCAGCGGCAGCCGCGACAGAGCCGAGGCGAGGATCCGCACGCACGCGTACACAGCGGTCAGCTGCATCGCGGTCTGATCATTGACGGCCATCCCGGACGCCGTCGGCGCCATCAGGGAGCCGTTCGTGGGGATGGAACTGTCGCCGAACTGCGCCAGGGTGCGGCGCTCGGCCGCACGGCGGAAGAGGCTCACTGGTCCACCACCCATCCGACGAGCAGCAGGACCAGGCCGAGGGCGACCAGGCCCACGATGGGTTGCCACCACCAGGCGGCGCCGACCAGGCAGCCCAGCCCGGCCACGTCCACCACATCGCTGAGCGTGCGGCGCGGACGGCGGAGGCGGGGCAGGCGAGGCAGCTTCACGGCACCTCCTACAGGTCGGCCCAGCTGAAGAACTGCGGCGTCGGCTCAGGTTCGGGTTCCTGGCAGGCGCGTTCGTGGGCCATCACGGCGGCGACGGCGAGGTCGATTTTCCGGGGGCTGTTCTTCGCGTCCTTTGACAGCCGCGAGCCCCTGCTGTCGGTCCTGATCACGCAGTTCGCGAGATGTCGGGCCAGCCGCGGGTCACCGGAGTGCGTCAGCGACCGGTTCATCACGGCTTCGTAGAACCGTGTCGTCGCCGGGATCATGCGGGCCGGTGACTGCGGGAACTCCACGACGGGCAGGCCCTCTTCCTCGAGGACTTGGTACGTGCGCCCCCACCGGTACGGGTCACACACGATCTCCCGCACGTTCCAGCGGCGGCACGCGGTCCGGATCGCCGCCTCCACTTCGAGGATCGGGACCGTCCAGTCCTGGCCGGCGTCCGAGGGCTTCTCCCATGCCGCGACCACGTCGACGTGCGGCACCTCGCCGCACGAGACGGCCACCAGGGCAGTGGAGTCGCCGTTGAACGAGCCGTCGAAGCCGAGACAGACTTCCTCGCCGTCCTCGATGGCGTCCTGCTCGCCGCGGCAGGCGTCCCAGGCGCCGGCGGGCAGCCACGCTTCCGCCGTGTTCACCCACTGGTTCAGCCGCTTAGTGCGGAACTCCGCCTCCGGGGTCCGCTTGACCGCGGCCTCGAAGTCCTCGGGGTCGATGAGGTCCCCGAATGCCGGGTTCGCCATCTCCCACGACGCTCTCAGCCGGTGGTCGGCGTCGTCGGGGGCGCCCCACCAGGCCATGAAGAACGACGGGTCGACTTCCTCGCCCGCCGCGATCTTCTGCCCGTACTGGAAAAGCCGATAGCAAATGCTGTCCTTGCCCGACGAGTCCGTCTTCACTCCGGCCGTCGTGATACCGATCAGCATCGGGTCGACGCGGGCGCCCGCGGCGAGCGCCATCACGTTGAACAGCTCGTCGTTCGGCTGGACGTGCAGCTCGTCGAAGAGCACGCGCGTGGGCGACAGGCCCTCCTTGGTGAAGGCCTCCGCCGACAGGCACCGGTACACGCTGCCGGTCGACGGCACTTCCAGGGCGTCCTTGTAGACCTTGATGGCCTCGGAAAGGTCCGGGCTGTTCTCGACCATCCGGCGCGCGTCGCCGAAGACGATGCGGGCCTGCTCCTTGTCGCCTGCGCAGCTGTAGACCTCGGCACCGATGCCCTCGAAGAGGCCGTCCAGGGCGATCCCCGCGCCGAGACCTGACTTGCCGTTCTTGCGGGGCTCGCCGATCAGCGCCACACGGTGCCGGCGCCGCCCGTCCGCCCGGCGGGCGAAGGTGTGGCCCAACAGCTTGTGCTGCCACGGCCGCAGCGTCAGCGGCGAGCCGGACGGGCCCGCGAACGTGTCCTTCGTGACGACACACAGCGTCTCGATGAAGTCCGCGACGTCCCCGCCGTCGCCGCGCCGTACATCCGCGGCCGGCACCGCGGTCAGGAAGCGGGGCGGCCAGCTACCCGCCGCCCTGGATGCGCGCTTGGCGCCGGGAGACGAGCTCTTCGAGCTTTGAGGCACGCTTCACCTCCGCGTACCCGAGCCGCGCTCGGTCCGTCGGCGTGAAGCCGCACAGCGACTCCCACTTGGTCATCTGGGATTCCAGCGCGCGGATCTCCGAGAGCAGGGGGTGCGCTCGCAGCTGCCCCATGGACCCCGTCACCATGTAGCCGTCCTGCGCGACCTGGTCCCGCATGGCTTCCCGCTCGTCGTGCGCCTCGCACAACCGCGTCAGCACGTCCAGGTCGGTCGCCGGTGACAGCCAGGCCTGGCCAGCCGTCCATAGCCGCTCCCACGTCCGCGCTCCCGCTTCGCCGAGCGTGTCCGGTGCCGCCGGGATATCCGCGACCGCGGCCAGGTGAACAACCGGCTCGGGGAGGTTCCTCTTGCCCGGATTGCCAGTGCGGCGCTTACGTTCCGTGGGCGTTGGCGGTCGTCCTGCGGGCATGATCGCCACCCCCGAGAACGGCCTAGATCAAAAACCGGCTCAATTTCGCGTCGCCGTGTGGGGGATGGGGGGCCGGGTCCGAATAGGTGCACGCTGCACACAATGACCCTCCCCCCGTTATGCGACGACGCGAGCCGCGGTCGTCACCGAGGGTGAGCGGCGGTGGGCTGCTGCCTACCGGGCGTGCTTCCTGCTGTTGCATCCACGGCACAGGACTTGGATGTTGCTGGGGTCGTTGGTGCCGCCTGCCGCCTTGGGCACGATGTGGTCTGCGGTCAGGTCGGTGGCCTGGTGGGGTGGCACGCCGAACCCTGGGCACCACTCGCCTTGCTCTGCTCTGTGCTGTGCCACTGCTGTCGCTGCTGCCCTGCGCCAGGCCTGGGTGTAGCCACGCTGGTGGGCGCTGCCTCGGGTGCGGTCGTGCTGCTGCTGCCATGCAGCCTGGTGTGTGTCACAGCGTGAGGCGTTGCGGGTGAGGGTGCCGCACACCAGGCAGGGGCGGCGTCGGCGTGGGGGCATGGGCGCCTCCTGCTGACACGACGAAGCCCCAGCCGGGGGGATTGGCTGGGGCTTCGCGTGCGTCTGTGGTGCCAGTTGAGGGCACAGTTGTACGCCGAAAGCGTTACACGTCGCTGACCTGCGGTCAAGCGGCCTTGCGGGTCTGTCGTTTCAGGGCGAGGGCGGTGACGTCTTCGACGGTGTACCAAGGTTGTCCGACGGTGCCGCCGGAGCGGTTCAACTGGCCGCGGTGGACGAGTAGGCGGACGCCTCCGAGGGTGATGCCGAGCTGCCTGGCGACCTGGTGGGCGGTGAGGTGACCGGGGCGGATGATCTGCGACTCCATGACCCCATGATGCGGCAGGGAGGGAGGCGGCGGAGGGGAGGCCAGCACCCCGTTTTCGGGGGTCTCGACGTCTCTCTGACGTTGCCTCCCTCGCCTCCCTCGGTGACCGTTTTCGCAGGTCGCACTGAGGGAGGCGGTACAGGGAGGCGGTGAGGGAGAACTCCCTCAGTCTTCGGTGCCTCCCTCGTCCGGCTCGTCGTCCTCGCGGCCCGCGATGGCTTCGAGGATCCGGTCGAGACTGACGTGCATCTTGCCGCCGCCCGTCTTGTACTCGCCGTGTCCGGCGTCGTCGAGTACGCGCTTGAGGTCGCGGGGCGACCAGTTGCCGTACTCGACGGGGTTCCGGTCTTTCAGCCCGTGCAGCACGTCGAGGGTGAGCATCTTCGTCTCGTGGCCGAGGACGGCTGCGATGTCGGCGAGGTGGTCGACCGGAGCGAACGCCGGCGCGTCGACCGGCCCGGTGCCCTTGTACAGCGCCATGGCCCGCTCGACGACCGGCGTCACCTCGTCGATGCCTGCCTCTTTCCGCACGTAGTAGGAGCGGATCAGCCCGGGAGTCTTCCCGAAGCCTGCGGCCATGGCGGTGCCGACGTCTTCACCCGCGACGAGAGTTGTCGCCGAGTACCCGTTCTTGTGCATGCCGGTGCCGAGGATCGCGTCGTTGCCCTGGTGGTCGTTGATCGCGAACGCGACCCGGTGGGACACCGTCTTGGAGATCCCGCGCGGAAGACTCGCCGCATCCGCATCCGGGGTGACCCACAGCAGCATGATGGCCGTTTTCCTGGCCTTCTTGGTGACCTTCAGCGCCAGTTCCTTGGCTTCCTTGCCGTGCTCCGGGTGCCCGAACAGCTCGTGGACCTCGTCGAACACGACGATTCGCGGCCGCATGGACGGGTCGCGTTCCGCCATCTCGCGAGTGACCTTGGTGTCCGTGCCGAGGCGTTCCAGCTCCTGCCCCCGGCGGGACACCTCACCGGCCAGAGACCGCAGCGTGTCCATGGCCGCAACCACGTGCTCGGTGTCGTCGCCCTTGACCAGGCTCCGCAGGCGGGGGCGCATCGGGTCGTAGTCGCTGTTGTACGCCAGGACGTGCACGTCGATCTCGACCAGCGGGTCGAGCATCGCGCCGAGGAGCAGGGCGACGACCAGCGACGACTTACCCGAACCCATGATCCCGGCGATCAAATAGTTCGCAACCATCAACCGCCCGATGACCTGCTCGCCACGCGCGTTGAGCGCAACGGGGACGCCCCTGAAGAAATCGGTCGTGCCCTCCGTCAGGAGCGGCCAGGACGGTACCGGCTTGGTGAGTACACCAGGGTCGGCGACCCACAGGTCCAGCACGCCGGCCTGGTCGCGCGGCTCGGTCGGCCACACCTCGATCGGCTTGCGCATCAGGTTGTGCGCGAGGATCTGCTTCTTG